AATGAAGTTCTTAAAAGAGCACAAGATGCCGCAGGATCTGCTTCAGCAGCCGACCCAGCATTTTCCATAAAAACAGCTCTTTCACAAATGAATTCTAAAACAGGAGATTTCTCTTTTCTTTTCCCTAACCCCGCAGATGCTGCACAGGCCTCAAAAGCAATGCAGTGGATGCAGAAAGTATTGCAATCAGAAAGCCCTTCCACTTTAGGAGCAACCGGAGGAGATGCTTATTCAATTACACGAGGCGTTGGTGGTGGTTCTCAAGCTGCTAACATAGCTAAAGAAATAGCTGTTGCTGTAAGAAACATGATAGCTAATCCTAATGCCTTTGCTAATGTTATTTTTGATAAAGATGCAGTTAATGCAATAATTGCCGTTCAAAATAAAACAACGCCTCAGAAAATGCTTGATACATTTTCTAACATAGGCAGGGCATCCGCTAAATCTGCTGTAAAAGCAGGCCCTCGGATGGCAACAGATCAGCCAGTTATGGAAGGGCAGGATAATCAAGCTGTTCCTTCTTCTGAACCTACTCTGGAAGAAATAAATCAAATACTGAAAAGCAGAGGCATAGAATGACCCAAGAATACGGACTAAAGAGCAAGGCTAATTTAGCCACTGTGCATCCAGACCTTCAGAGGGTGATGGAGGAGGCTATCAAAGAGGCTCCGTATGACTTCTCCATCACTGAAGGGCTTCGTAGCCTAGAGCGTCAGAAGCAGCTCTTTGCTGACAAGAAGAGCTCGACAATGAAGAGCCGTCATCTAACAGGACATGCTGTGGATGTGGCAATCATCATTGATGGCAAGGCTAATTGGGAGATGGATAAATATAAGGAGTTGGCTACGCATGTGGAAGCGGTGGCTTCTTCCCTTGGTGTGGCTATCGAGTGCGGAGCCTTCTGGCAGCGCTTTCCCGATGGCCCTCACATAGAACTTGATAGGAATGTATATGCTTCTTGATGGACTACTAGGCGTAGCTGGAAAGCTAATTGACAAGCTAATTCCTGACCCCGCTGCTAAGGCACAGGCACAGATTGAGCTGGCTAAAATGGCTCAGGATGGTGAGCTGGCTAAAATGGCTAATGAGACTAATCTGTACAAAGCAGAGCAGGACAACATTAGTGGTAGATGGAATGCCGACATGAACAGCGATAGCTGGTTGTCTAAGAACATCCGACCAATGTCGCTAGTTGCTATTTTTATTGGTTATTTCCTATTTGCAATGATGAGTGCTTTCGGGTATGATGCTAAAGAGAGCTATGTTAACCTATTAGGTCAATGGGGTATGCTAATTATGTCTGCCTACTTCGGTGGACGTACATTAGAGAAAATTATTGAAATGAAACAAAAGAAGGAGTGATATGAAGAAACCTAAAGATAAACCAATGCCAGTGCCAAAGAAGCTTCCAAAGCGAGGCAGTCGAACAGCTAAGTTCTACGCAAATAAGAAATGAAAAAAGGCCCGTTAGTGTAATGCTAACGGGCCTTTTTCGTTACAGCAAGATAATAGAAATGGTAATGAAGCCTATGTGAATCATTATCATGTTATTAGGCGGCTCTTCGAAGTTGGGCTCCTTTTCTGTTTCCGTCAAATACACAACATCGTGCTCTATGCCGAATACAAGGCCGCTAATCCACACATAGTCAAATATCATGTTGTTCTTTCATTATTTCATTTCTTGTCTTTGTCCATGAACCCTTATGGAAAATAACTTCTGAACATGGTTCTTTTAAAACCTGTTCTGCTTTGGTAATAAACTTAGGTAAGTTGTCCATAGACATAACCGCATGAGCAACCTCCAGTTTACCAGCCACGGCTCTTGCCCAATAATACGGCCCCGAAGGGCCTATCCATCCTTTAGAAAGTTTATTAAAATAAACTATCATATTTCACAAGCGCCAGCCGTGCAAGCAAGCATCTGAGCTCCTTCAACATTGTCCGTATTCTCTATAAACGAAGCCCAGTTAATGCTTTTAGGCATCGTTGCTTCCATAGCCGTATACTCATCTCCCGTGATAGTTTCATAAGGAGCCTGTCTATATGTGCCTCCATCCATAGGTAGGAAGCTAACACCTGTAATCTCATCGAAGTTCTCCCACACCTTAGCACCAACAATAGGCCACTCGTGCTCTTGCACACTGATGGTTACAGAAGGCTTGTGCTCACAGTAGTGGCGCTGATAGAGCAGCCACAGCTTCAGGTGACTAACTGCATCTAGCTCCTCTCGCAGCAGCGCTCCTTCCTTAACCTTCACAGGAAAGCTAAACACTGTAGTTGTCTCTGGCTTCATCACACAAGGCTCTGAAGGGAATCCAGAAGCCTTCAGGAAGTCTGTCAGAGGGTCTTTATTGTCGCTTCGTACACGCCGTATAAAGAAGCTACTATGTTGAGGGTGCAGCCCAGAAGCAGTGCCAGCAAGCTGAGATACAGTGCCCTCAGGTTTGATAGCGGTAATTGCCACAGAAGCAGTAATGCCGATAAAATCAGCATATTGCTTATTAGTATTAATAGCACGTTCTTTCAGCCTTTCAAGCAAACCCGGTAGATTAACATCTTCTGGGTTGTTTAACAACTTATTGTCCAATGGGCCTGTCATAGACACTCCCAACAAACGCTCTTCTTCTGTATTCTTCTGCCAAATCTTACGCAGATAAGGGAAGGAAGTCATTGTGGATTGGAATGTTCCCAAGATGGTAGCCATTTCAATCTTATCCAGCAATGTTTCCTCTGTATCTTCTGGACGCACAATCACGGAGCTCAGGTTACAGAACTGGAAGGGACGAAGAATAATCTCTGAGCAAGGGTTTGTTCCCCACTCCTGCCCTGTCTCCCTCCGTCCATTCCTAGCAGCCTGTAAGTCACTGGCATAACGATTGAAAATGCCTCGCTCACCACTGTGGCTCTCATAAATGGAGCTCCACTCACGCATAAACTTACCAACATCAGGCTTTGTCTCATAGACAGCGCTGTTGTTCGCTAGTGCGCGTTGTCCATTGCCGTCCCACCAATTGCCCGATTTAGCCATTGCCATCCGGTCATCAGGAAGGTCAGAAAGGCTAATCATGGGACTTCTACGCACTCCACCAACAACAACCACTTCGCCAACTTTGCAGAGGATGTCGTGAGCCTCCAAGCTTGTAAGTTTTCGTCCCGTAGCCCCTTTGAACTTGGCGACAACATACTTAAATAAGTCAACCAAAGGTTCAGGGCCACTTGCACGGCCTCCGAATGTTTTAAGTCGTGCACCTGCTGGTCGCACAGCAGATACATCCCACTTGGGAATTTCGCCTGCATACAGCAAGGCAATAACCTGTCGGAGGCTCTTTGCCCATCCTTCTTTGGAGTCTTTAACGCCAATAACAGTGTTGCTATTATACAACGCTTCTGGAACTTCTGGAAGTTTACTAACATATTTCTGCTCCACACTATAGCCAACCCCTGTGCCGCACAGAAGGATGTACATAGCTTCATCAAAGGCCTTTGGGTCATCAATGGGCAAGTAGGAGCAATTATAACCAGCGATGTTCTGGCGCTCTAAGGCCTCCCCTGCTGTCATAATGGAACGCATAGAAGGAACCACCTTCAGGGCTGTTACAGCGGCTTGTAGGCGCTCTCGTAGCACTGGCTGTAGCACATAGTTATGCTTATCCAGCAAATGATTTTCCATAAATGAGAAATATCGCTCCACTGTCTCAGGCCAATGCTCACGCCGTCCTTCTTTGTCCAAGAAGCGGCTGTAGCGGCTCTTGCTGATGTAGTGCTGGTACGGGGTCATCTCATACAGATTCTTATTGTCAGTCATTAATTTCCTTTATCAATTTATCTAAATGCTCTTCAATCTTATCGGGAAAAGCGTCAACTAGGTCGCTGCTTTGGATGTCAAGCAGCTCTAACAGAGCCACCTCATCCATCTTTAGCAGGGCTTCTCTTATAACTGGATTCATTTCTTGTCTTCTTGTTCAAACCAAAGCAAAAACAACAAACAACAAATAGCGTGAGCTAAGTGGCTCTTTCCTGTCTCATTGTCGTTCTTCTCCCCTTCTGCCCATGCTGTTAAATGACGGAAAGCTGCACTGATGTAGCGCTTACGAGCATCAGGGACAATCTTCCAATTGTCATCTGTATACTTGTTTGAGCCGTAGGTAAGCACTTCCACAACCTCTCGTACAGCCCTGAACGGAAGAAGCTCCCATCGTGGCTTATCTCCATCATATTTAACTCCCTTTGTAGGAGAAGCTTGTAGGGTTTCTACAATGGTGTTCATAACAGAAGCTCCTTCGTCCACATCGTCTAAGAACGTAGCCGCCACCCAATTGTTAAAGCCATCAGGAGAAGGACAGCCCCTACAGGGGTCTTCTAAGAAGCCTCTGTGCTGATAAAAGCAGGTTTTACACAGTTTTTCCATACTTTCTCCCTAAGTATTCTATTGACAAAAGCATCTCATCAAAGCTTCCATCCTTCACATCGTTCAGCACCACTAAGCCCCGCCAGTGGCGATTGCTCAGTTTGTCCATATAATCTTCATCATGTTGATAATAGCTTCCAGCAATTATAGCACAGATTGCTTTGCCGTCTGCTCTTTTCCCATAAGAAATTTGCTTACCTTGCTGATGCCCCGCGACACAAGACATGTGAAGCTTGCTGATGATAGCAGCAGGGCTAGCAGCAGGACGGCCCATAGCACCGACAGGCCAGTAATGGCTAAAGCCAACACCTTCGATAAATAGAGGGTGGAGAAACTTATGTACTTCCCAATCTTTCTCATAGCATAAATCCTTTGTTGAAATTAAGCCGTCAAGCATTGGGTTGTTGTTTACAGCCCTGTCAATGCGGTTCTCATGGTTTCCAAGCGTTAGCACCATACGAGGCTTATAAACCTTCTCCTTGTTCTGCTTTTGCTTGGCCTGTAAAGAACGCAAGGGAGCAAGAAGCTTTTGCATAGCCTCCTTCACTGTTTCCACATCCTTTGTGTAGCGAAGCCCCTCAAAGTACTTGCTTCCCTTTACATCATGGGAAGAAAGGGAAGGCATGTCAGCGAAGTCACCAATGTTTACTACCACGTCAGGGCGGTATTCACAGATGGCTTCGCCTGCCCAAGAGAGGTGCTCTAAAGGAACTCCTTCCTTCACTTGACAATCAGGAATAACTAGTATTTTCATTATTCTTTCCACTCGTCCCCATCAAACACAGGGCCTGACCAATCATCAGAAAGACGATACTTGCTTGTTTTAAGCGCCACTTGGTCTTTAATGCTGTAGCCAAACACAGCACCAAGGAAGGAAGTGAATTGCTCCACAGCTTGAGGCCATGTGTCTGCTTCAAAAGACATTTCAAAGGAACGGCTGTCGCCATCGGTGTAAGTAAAAGTAAATATTTCTTTGTCCATAATAGTTCCTTAGTTTGTTTCACCAACATATTTTTCTGCGTTCTTAATTCCTTGTTCCAAGGCTGTAACCATGCCTAAGCACAAGAAAACTGTTTTCTCTTCATCGCTCATGTCAATCATAAAGGTGGCGCTGCCGTCTTCATGTTCTTTAAGTAGTTCAACTTTCATGTCTAATTCCTTTCATTTCTTCTTCCTTAA